CGGTCTTTGAGAAAACCCAGTACCCATCTTCTTTACAACAATAGATACCCTCAATCATGATGACAACAAAGTAACCCCATTCCAAAGAACCGCTGGCGTCCCGTCCGCGTCAACACCATTGACGGTCTCAATATTCACTGTTGTGCCACCACTCGACTTCGTAATCTTAAAATCATCAATACACAAGTCTCCTCTAAAACTTCTGAAACCGTTGTTATTGTTGTCCACGGAAATTAGCGTGTCAGAACCGCTTCCTATTTCTGTGGCGGCGGCATTGTGTTCGCTCAGGTTTAAGTAATTGTGATACACAAAGTAAAAATACCGAGTCTGAGTAGTATCGTTGAGATAGTTCGGGTAATCTGTGGCGGCATCATTATAGAAGCCGTCCAGTGGGATGGTGACCTTCTTCCAGTCGGTTAGCGCACTGCCACCGGCATAAGAATTGCCAAACTCCTCGTTGAAAAAAGCATTACTAAAAGACTGCATGCCGGCATCGAGATTCAGAATTCCCTTGAAGCGAGTGAATCCGTTCGTGGTTATAAACGACGTGCCGCCGTTTTTCAAAAAACTATAGCCCCGAAAATATGCAAGGAGGTTAGTCCCGCTTTTGTTACCGAAAGTTGTGCCCCCCGTAGCCTCGTAAATAGCAAAGTTACCAATGGCTGTGCCGTGAGCGTACACGAAAAAAGAGAGTTCTAAGCTGGTCGCCGAAGAGTCCCCTAAACTATATCCATCGGACCGCATCACACAAATTCTGCCTCGGGAAGTACCGTTGGTCATCTCCGTGTACAGGTACTCATTTCCGCCTACAGTGTCGTGAGCGCCACTGCCGGCATGGCCCCCCGCCGGCCCCGTGTGTGTTGAATTTGTTTGAAGGTTTTTAGAGTGCCAACCGGTTACACTGACATTTGCAGGTATTCCGGTAGTACGACTGTCGGTTGCAGTAAGCCAACGTGCGTTGGGGTTGTTCTGCGTACTTATCAGGCTTGCGCTTGTCTGGGTGCAATTACCCCAGCCAGTGCCAGAGGTAGGGCTCCAAAAGGTATTCGAACTGCTACTGGAGGGCTCACCGTTGAAGTTCTCGTCCGCAATGTCAGTGTCACCGCCACCGCCAGAAGTCTCGACGTCAACCTTGTTAAATTCGTCAATGGGCATTAGGCCATCTTGATAAAGTCAGGCGATGGGTCAAACAAGAAAACAACGTGAGAAACCGAACTAATGGTCACGGTCTTGATGCAGTATCCAACGTGGCGGACAAACTTCCCGCTTGCCGTGGGGCGGTCGAAGGTCATCTTACCCTCGTCACCTGCCGTTCCACCAGAGGGGTGCAAGTACATAATCGCTCCAGCGACGGGGGTACCCTCCACATCTGCGGCGGGAATGATTGCCATGCCCTTGCGCAAAGCCTTGAGCGTAGTCGATGAGGACTGAGCGATGTTGTTAAACAGTAGCATCCGAGTAGCGTCGGACTCGTTGTCAGCATCAGCCAAGGGCGCAGCCGAACCGGTGAATGCAAAGACCCTATCGGTCGCGAACGTAGCGGATGACAAGCCGTCAAGGTTCACGAAATCCCCAATGCATTTGTTTGCAACATCGTCAACTTGTGTGACGTCAAAGAGAGTGCCAGACCGACCACCTCCAACACCGACAGGCTTCACCAAAGCGCCGTTTAAGTCGAGCTCTTTGTTGGTGCTATCCCAATTCAGTTCACTGGCCCAAGTCATGATGCTGGTCCCCGAAGCGGCTCCAGAAACAAGAAGGGAGTTGGCTGAGGTCGGCCTTTCTGGAAGTGTATATATCGTGCTGACCCCGCCGGTTATATCGGTAGGAGCAGTGAGCGATATAGTGTCGTTGCCATTATCCGCCGCCTCATAAAACTGCAAAACCCCCGGCTGACTTGTGGAGCTGGAAAGTAATTGAAGTGCAGATTTTACAGTAAACGTAGTTGCCTCAAACAACATCACCGACGCGACGTTGCTTAATGCGTTCATCGTTATCAGAGGCTTGAAGGGGTCGCCATACCCAAACTTCAAGATGGTAGTGGTGCCCGACGCGCCCACAGACGTGGGGGCAATAGTGTACTTCCTCGTAGAACTTAAGGCCTGTGTCAGGTCCGTAGTGCCGAGGTTTGTGTCGTCACCCTCTGTAAGAACTTTCTTCCACGTTGCCATGCTGCGCTAATTTACGCAACAGTGGCTACACCATTGCTGGGCTTCTTTTTCTCTTCGAGTTTCTGAAGGCGATTGAACTCTCGGTCCAATTTTTCCAGTGTCTTCGCAACAACAGGAGCATCAGACGCTTTGATGCTGACTGATTCCAGCGCATTCTTGATGAAGAAGACTTCGTTGATTTCCAGTTTCATTGTATTAGGGTTTGGGTTACTTCGCTTTCAACTGATTCTGTAGCTTGTTCACTACGTCTGCCAACAAGAGTACGTCCTTTCCGTCGAACGTGCAATCGTGCAGCGTCTTCAAGATGAAAGTTAGCTCCTGCTGGGTCAGGGTGTCAGTGCTTACCACACCAACATTCCCGCCCTTATTTAGGATTCCCACTATTAAGAGTAGATGTAGATGTCGTCCGTACCCGTATCGACGTAAATATTGCCGAGCTGGTTGAATGCGGAAACCTGTGCGGAAGCGCCGTTTGCACTGTGGACCACAGACATGTAACCGTCGAAGTCTTCGCCGTCAGCAAATCCGTCCGCTTCTGCTGCGTCACCTCCGGAGTAGGCCACACCAAAACGACCGCTCTCTGTAGCATTGTCCCAACCGAAGACCTTCTGCGCAGCTCCACCAAAGATGATTCCCGTATCCGCGTTGGCGGTGGCTTCAGCAGCCAAACGGATGAACACGTCCTCCACCAACAGGTTCGTGGTGCTAACGGTAGTCGTACTTCCATTAACAGTAAGGCTTCCCGTTACCGTCACGTCTCCTGAAGCAGTAACGTTACCCGTCAAAGTAGACGTTCCAGCAACACTAAGGTTTCCACTGTTGTTGATGGTTAGGTTGCCCTGCACCGTCCCAGCACTGGTGGTGACGCTATCAAAGAAGCTGCTGGCGAAACGAACCGAGTTAGAGCCGAGGTTAATGTCGCTGTCAGAGACAGGCATAATTTCACCGTCAGTAATCTTAACCTGATTGGCATTATTGGCACGGAAGATGATTTCGTTGTCCGTAGTCGCGAAGTCAATGACGTTCTGTGAATCACGACCCATCTTGAGACTCGTGTTCAAGACGCTCTCAATCTCCGTTTGTGCCGCGTCAATGCTGTGGGAAACGCCGGGGTTTCCGGCGCCGTCAATGTTGTCACCGACAGCACTGGTGATACCAGCGCCAGTCTTGAATTCGATGGTGACCGCTTGGGTCTGATTGGAAAAAGACCCGCTGTCGCCAGAAATGTCAACACCAGTAACCGTTCCGCCTCCGGCATTGCTGATGGAGGTGTCAACGTAAGCCTTAATAGCCTTGGCCGAAGCTAAAGTGTCATCACTGCCAGAAACACTACTGATGTCAGTGTCAATAGTAAGGGCAGAAGGTGCTGCGGAGCCACCAGAAGCATTACCAAGAACTGTGCTATTAGCAATGTTTGCAATCTTAGCAAGGGTAACGTTTGCATCAACTATGTTGGCTGTTACTACTGCGTCATCTGCAAGTTTAGCAGCGGTTACAGCATCAGCGGCAAGCTTGCCTGTGGTTACCTGTAAATCTCCAATGTGGTCTGTATCGATAGAGCCGTCCGTGTAGTGTTCACTGTCAACGGCGTTGTCTGCAAGCTTCGCCCCAGTGACAGCGTCAGCAGCAAGCTTTGCGGTAGTGACATTTAAATTAAGAATCTTGGCCGTAGTGACCTTGTCATTTCCGATGGTGACCGCACCCGCGTTTGTAATGGTGACATCACCACTGACACTCACATTGTCAAAGTCTGTCCCGTCGTGAACCAGAATTTGTGCGTCTGATGCACTTGCGATTGTAACATCAGAAAGGTCATTGATGCTGGCGGTGCCCGAGAGCAGCACTTTTTTCCAAGTAGCCATAGAAAGTTCTTGTTTGTGGTGTTAAAGATAATAATTAGGAGCTTACCCCGAAATAGATATTGTCTGCGTCGTCAGCATACATGCCGCCCTCGAAAGCTGTAGGGGGAGTGCTGAATCTTTTGAACTGAACAACGCCGTCAAGATTGACCTTGCCAGTTCCGTTAGGAGTAAAAACAATATCGCCGTTGCTGACAGAAACAATGCTCTTGCCATTGACATCAAGGTTGGCGCCAAGCTGTGGCGTTAGGTCCTCGTGGATGTTTCCAAGCCCGGTACCAGCCAAGCTCCAGTTAGACGCATCCGTCCAGCCTCCGCCATTATAGATAAAAGCCTGTGGCGATGAGGTACCTACAATAGCAAGAAAGCCAACGACCTGAAGGTCGACACCCAGATTGTTCCGCGCAGTAGTGTCATCGAAAAATCCGAGGCCCTTAACCTGATTGCCTGTGGCATCAAGAATCGGGGCGTTCGCATTATTGTGTGATACGGGTCCGGGAAAAATTGGCATTAGAACTTAATCGTCAGGGTTTGACCGGATGCAAAAGCCTTGGAGAAGGTGCTTCTGTAGAACCGATAGGATGTAGTTACTCCATAATCGTTAGTTAAATTTCTATCTACTGGGGACTGGAAGTCCGACAATACGTCGGTGGCGCCAAGCAAGACCTCGCTCAGGTTTCCGAAAGAGGCGGGGTAGGCAATCCAAGTGAAGTGGTTGGTGGTATCCATGCCCGAGGTAGCCGTAACCGTAAAGTTGGTTTCGCTACTGAGCTGGTCGTAAGCAGTAGCCAGCCCATCAAACAGGGTCTGGGCCGCTGCCGCGTCAGCGATTGCACTGGTGGCGGAACTGCCTACGCGCAAGCGATGCTTCCACTCAAACTTAATTGTTCCGCTGGTAAGGGTTTGGTCACCCAGCCCAGAACCACCGTCGTCAATAACGGTAGCACTGTAGCTTACGCTGGTTATCGTACCGGGGTCTTGCGTATCAGCAGAAGTAAGGGTCTTGGTTCCCGTGGTGTCCGTAAGGCCAGCCTCAACCTCAGTGCTCCCCCGAAGGAACTTCACAGAAGCGTCAGTGGTCTGGGTGCTGTCACCAACAGTAATTCTAAATGCCGTGACTTGGACTCCCCTGCCTATCTCTAAGGTCTGGTTAGACGTGACCTCTGATGCGCTGCCGTAGCTGCCACCAGTGGACTGAAGGGCGCGGGTGACGCCATTCAAAGCAATCGTAGTTCGATTGTATTTCTCCAGAATCTGACGGAGCACAGACTCAACGCTGGTGCCGGCAGAGAAAGAGGTGACATGGGTGAAGGCCCCGTCGGTGTTTGAGACAGTAATGGGTGACGCAAGATTGACGTCGGCAGCATCCGAGATAGAGGAGGCTACCAATGCCGTAGGCTGTACCGTAATCACATTCTGCGTGGCGGGCAGAGTGATGGCAATCTTGTTATCAGTTCCATTGACAATCTCTACGTTCATCACACAGTAACATCTTCGTTTACAATGAAGAGACCAGACAGCCAAGTCTGAACCTCAGAAGAAGCGTTGGTGGCCTCGATGTCATAGACATACATGCCCGACGCCACGGCCTTCATGTTTGTTGCACTGGCAGTAAAAGTCAATGTGTTGCTATCCGTGCCACTCACTGCGTTGGCAACGTACTTACTACCACTGGCGTCGTCTTCGGTAGACAGGATAATGGTGGAGTTGCCATCGGCATAAGCGGTGTCAGAAGTGTCGGTGGTTCGAACCTCGAACTTGAAGTCTGAATAGGCACTCAAATTGACGGCAGTGCCAGACGCGTCCTTGACTTGCAGGGTCACCTTCAAAGTGTCCCCACGCCGACAAGTAATGTCAACTCGCTTCGATACATCAAGGTTTAGTTTACTCGACATTGCTAATCATTTCATCTATTACCTGCTGGTTGTTTTCTCCCGCTGCATTGTCCAGCTCGCCCCTCTGGCCTTTCCTCTGCGAGATAAGCTTGCTTTGCTCTACGGCTTGCTTCTCCACGCGTGTGTCCTTGCGGTCTTCTTTCAGCACCTCAATCTTCTCGCGGAAGTTCTGCTCCTCCTCACGGAATCCAAGAGTCGCCTGAGCGCGAATCATTTCAATCTCCTTCTTCATCTCATGCATAGCCGCCGCAACCTGCACCTCGACCTGACCCTTAAGCTGAATCTTCTGAGCCTCAAGCTGCGCTTTCATTTGCTCCTCCTGCATTCGCGCTTGCGCACTGGCTTGAGCAGACTGGCTATCGGCCTGAGACTTGGCTTGCATCATCTGCTGCTGCTGCTGCATCTGCAGTTGCATACGCCGCTTACGGCGCACAACAAGCAAACGCTCCGCTTGGTCGATGTCTTTGAGTTGGCGAATGGCAATGGCATCTTCTATGTCTAATTGTTGTTGGGCAAGAGACTGCTGAATATTTTGTTCCAGATACATCCGCTCTTCGTCGCTCATGTCTTTGACAACTCGGATACCGAAGTTGTACATGGGGAGTTCTGAGAATGAGGTCAAGACCTCCATACTATACTGACCCAAAGCCTTTTCGTACACACGATAAAGCACAGAGTCAGGAGGAATGATTTGAAGGCACTTGACCACGTCAGCACAAACCGTTTGATACAATACCAAGGCAGCGTTTGTAATGTCGTAGAGCGCGTTGTTACCAGCAGCCAGAGCTTGCTGACGAACACCAACCAAGGAGTCGCCCTTTGGGGTTGAAGCATCCATGACCTCGTTAACGCCCGTAGCGTCACGAATCATCCGCATGTAGTGGTTGTACAGGTTGATGTACTCGTTGATGTTTCGAATACTATTAGGCAGCTCTCGGATGGGAGGATTCTGGAACCCGCCCTCTGGGTTTTTGCTGCGATAGTAGAAGACACCGGTCTGCTCGTAGATGTCTTGAAGCTGGAGGGGTTGAAGCTCTCCACCCCGACCGAGCTGAACGTTTTCCAAACCCTCGATGTCAATAATCAATCCATCTGGCTTTGCCTTAGCAATGGCCTGTTGAATCTTTAGGTGGGTAAGCTGCAGCTGGTCGGCGAACCCAATGATGCTGGACACCATAGACTTAGGCTCCATACGACGCAGGTTTGTACAAGCGACACTGTAGGAGAGTTTAGCCTTGGAGATATCGTGGATGTTCTTGGGTACGTTCTTCTTTGCTCCGTAATTAAAGATGTGGTTGGTGCCCATAACGTAGCACCCGCCATACACACTTTCGTGCTCCATCTTAATTGGCTGCCGGTTAAAAACGGTTTCCGTAGGCGGCTTGTAATCCGGCCCCTTCCTGTAGAACCCTACGTTACCGTGCTTCGACTCCTTGCTCTCATAGAAAACACAGTCCACTGAGATGAACTCGAAGTCAAGGACGTCGATGAGGTAGTCGTCATAACCGTATGAATACTTCCGGACGTTAGGGTCGTAGTTGCGAGACGCAAAAGAAGAGCTGTCATTGTAGCTCTTGTTCATGACGCCTTTCGCGAGCTTCTCGTAGTCCTCTTCGGTCAGCTCTGAACCAGCAAGTCGCTTCAGCTCTTGGATAGAAATGCGGCGGACATGACCAGCGTACACAACGTCGGACATGTTGGGGTCCTCAGTGTAGCTGTGAAGGAAGTATGTGGGGTCGACGTACTTTTCGGTAAGCCCGTAGTTTGGGTCGTTGTCCCGCTTCACCACTCCCATGCCGCAGACCACAAGGTCCTCGACACAACGGCGGTATACTTTTTGGTCAAACTCGTTCCAGTCTAAAGTCAAAGACGTGGCGAGTTGAGCGGCAATCTCTGATGTGGTCTTAAGGTTCTGCTCAAGAAAAATCTCAGCCTCATCAGTAGTCTCGGGAAGTTGGGCGGGGTCGAAGGCAGGTTCCAATCCCAAAGCCTGAGCCTCTTCGTAAACCTGCTTGTTCTCAATGGCTGCCTCTACGTTGGCACGCTTCTGGTCTTTCTCGCCCTTGCTAACTGGGTCGATAGCCTCCACCCGGGGATAGGGTTTGCGCGACAGAATCCTGTTGACTACGACTTTAACAAACTTCGGAACAATCGGAACTGGACTCCAGTCTAAGTTCAACAGCGTCCCGTCCCCGTTATTGGGGTCGAGGGAGTTGAGTATCTGCTTGTAAATGGATGTGTCCTGATTGCCAGACGCGTAGTCTCGGCTCTTCTCGAAGGACTCCATCCGTCGACGAAACAAAGAGGAGTGGTCCTCTCCCTTGCCCCACTGTCCTTCAATAGCTTTGGCGTATTTCAACCCATAGCTCTTCAGGGACTTCGTCGGCACATCTGCAAACGGGTCTGGAAAATTGCCGTATTTATTTTTGTTCCCGTTATACATCATGGCACAAGGCTGTGGCAAATATAATCATTGCTTACCGTCGTCTTTTGTTGGTAATACTAACTCCGTCCCCACTGAACTTATAGCTCCTGAAGAATTGTTTGTCGTTGAAATTAGCCTTCGGCTTAGTCGGCTTTACGTTTTGAGCCGCAAGCAGAGCAAGGCCTGAACTAATTGAAAGGTCGTACTTAGTTCGGTCGTTAATCTTAAACCCAACCCAGTCCTCAAGGGTTCTGTTAAAATACATACTTCCCGCACCCTCCTCGAGATACCCAACGTGGTCGTGGACATACGCCTCGATAGCGTGAGCGTGAGCTTGAATCACATCCTGACTGTTTGAGGGTATCCCTTTAGTCTTTACATTCTGTGAAGAGTTCGGAGCACGCAGATGCGCAGGGCGGTCCAAGACATATCCATCGTAACCCCTTGATTCAAAGTACCTTACGATGCCGTACTTATTGTTCTCTATTAACAGGGGGTAGCCGTAAAAGACGGCGGCCATAAGTATGTCCTCATAGAAGATACTGGCGAGGTCGGGGCGGGAGGCGTACTCTGCAACAAAGTGATTCGAAGGACAGTCCTCCTGCATGTTGAATTTGTTGAACAGGTGGCATGCGCCCTTAGAGCCTCGCTTGTCTACGGTCTGGTCAAGGTCATAGCTATCGACACCACCCACTCCGATGTGAGGGTGGGGAGCAACACGAACACCCCGGTCGTCTTTCATGACGCTTCGCATATGGGCGGGCGGCATCCAAGACAAATGCCAACGGCCCTTGGGGTCTGGAGAAAAAACAACAGCGGTATCCCTGACGCCGGAGTTCCAGAGGAAGTTGCCCCGTACAACCGGGGCGGGGTAC